ATGTATACGGGCAACCGATTAGTAATCCCACACCAGTTGAAGTGGGGGTGATGCAATCCGTTGGTGTAGATATTAGCTATGACTTAAAAGAGCTTTTCGGTCGTGGTCAATTCGCCGTAGATGCTGCACGCGGTAAAGGTACTATTAAATGTAAAGCTTCTTTCGGACGTATTAACGGTACATTGTTAAATTCAATTTTTTTCGGTGGCGTTGTTGCTGAAGGTGGAATTGAAACAGTTTCCCAAACCATTAATGGTGAAGTGATTCCGGCTGGCGGTACTGTTACTCCGGTTGTTCCTAATAGCGGTACGTTCGTAAAGGATCTAGGCGTAACGGATGCGAAAGCAATCCCACTTAAGCGTGTAGCCTCAGCGCCAACAACAGGGCAATACAGTGTAAATGCAGCAACCGGTGCTTATACATTTGCTGCTGCAGATGCAGGTAAAACGGTATTTATTAACTTCCGTTATTCAGCAATGGTAGCGGGTGCCAAGTCAATCACTGTATCTAACCTAGATATGGGTTATACGCCAGAGTTTGCAGTGGACCTGCAGCGTGACTACAAAGGCAAGTTCATGCACATGAATTTCTTCCGTTGTACCAGTAACAAACTTGGGTTCAGTTCAAAACAGGACGATTACGATATTCCTGAGTTTGAATTCCAGCCTATGGCTGATGATCTTAACCGTGTTTTCAAAATCGATTTATCGGAGTAATACCAGATGCAATTTAAGCAAGTTGATAACCCGCGTGGTAATAGTAAAGAGATTGCTGGTCGGTCTTGGATTTTTGCTCCAGCTCCATTGGGTACGCTTGAGCGATTTGAAGAACAATTGAAATCAAATAATGTTCCCGTTTCAGTAATTATTGATATGGCCCATGTTTGTCTTAAGCGAAATTACCCGGATATTACCCGTGAATTTGTTTCGGATGAGCTATTAGATATGGGTAACATGGAAGAAGTCTTATCACTCGTGACTAAAACCTCAGGCTTGGAATATACCGGTACAGGTAAACCGGCAGGTGAATCTTCGGGGGAATAAATTGGGAGGAGCTGTACACGCATATAGTGCTGACTATGGGTAAAGATTACGACTATGTACGTAATGAAATGGATCTACCCCGATTAAGAGCGTTAAGTGCGTATCAGCAAAGTAACCCTCCCGCACATGTTGGGATACAACGGCTTTGCCGTATTTTGGAAGCATTTATGGGTATTGAAGAGACAGACCCAGCTATCACCTTATCAGATGATGATGAGGACGATATGCTGGAAGTTTTGTCGAATTTTCCGCAGGGTGGTTAAGGCCGCCCCCAATTTTTCTGATATGACAAAATGTAATCGGTTTGTTAAATTACACTTACTTTATAACAACCGGTGAAATCATGAAAAAGTTTTTCAAGTGGATACTGATTCTATTTATAGGGTTCTTTCTTTTGGGTGTTGTACTTAATGCTTTAGGTGTAAAAGGTAGTAATACCGAAAATAAAACAGAAAAAAGCACTAAAGAAACAAAAGATTCAAAATGGCAATATCAAGAAGATATTTCCAAAATGACAGATAAAAAAAATATCTATGTAACTTTGAAATCAGATTCAATATGGATGAAAAATGGGGATCCATCCCAAGCAATTATTCCTGACCTAACCTTTAGATGCCAAGATGATTCGGTTGATGTAATTTTATCTACTCAAACGCCTTTAAGTCCTGAGTATGGAAATGCTTTGGGCAAAACTATTAAAGCAAGATTAGATAACCAAAAAGCCTTCAATATTTCATTCAGCAATGGACAGGGTTCATATACAACCTTTTTTGCCGAAAAGCCAAAACAATTAATTGAGAAATTAAAAGGGCATAAGAAATTGTTGCTTGAGGTTAATGTTCACCGTCAAGGTCCATTTGTCATTGAGTTTAATCTTGATGAATTTGAAAAGAATTTAGAACCCGTAAAGAAATCTTGTAAATTTTAGCTCAAAGCACCTTCGGGTGCTTTTTTAATACATTAAAAACCACCTTTTGGTGGTTTTTTTATGCCTAAGAGGTTCGTATGGCAAATAACAACCGCGTAGAAGTACATGTGGGTGCGAAAACATCCGAGCTTAAAAAAGGTATGGATGATGCTGAAAAGATTGTTTCTGATTCCGCTAAGCAAATTGAGAATACCACTAAAGGGGTGAGATTTAAGTTTGATCTCTCGAGTGTCAAGCGACAGTTTGATGATGTTTCAAAATCAATTGCAGACGGGTTTAATAAACAGATTGGGGATGCTTTAAGTGGATCACGATTAGGTTCTGCTTTTGATGGTATTACTTCCAAATTAGGAGCTCTACGCGGCGGTGCACTAGTTGCTGCAGGTGCAGTTGCAGGTTTAGCAGTAGGTGGGACCATAGCAGCTACTGCAGGCTTAGCAACATTAGCAATTGAAGTGGCTAATAACAATGTTGAACTTGCGAGATTCTCAGCCTTAGCAAATACCTCGATACAGTCATTTCAGGGATTATCTGGCGCGGCACAAACATTAGGTTTTTCACAAGAAAAACTCTCAGACATGATGAAAGACTTCAACGAAAAGATCGGTGAGTTTGCATCAGTAGGTTCTGGTGGTGCTAAAGATTTTTTTGAGCAAATCGCCGTTAAAACGGAGTCTGGTGCTGAGGGGGCAAAAAAGCTCGCCGAAGAAATGTCCAAGATGGATGGGGTAGAAGCCTTACAAACCTATGTAGATAAGCTGGAAGAAGCTGGAGTCAACCAGCAACAAATGTCGTTCTACCTTGAAAGTATGGGCTCTGATCTCACTGGTTTAATTCCAATATTGCAAGATGGCGGTAAGCTTTGGAAAGAATATCAGTCTGCTATGGAAGAAGCAGGGATTATTACTGGTGAAGAGGCAATTCAAAAATCTATTGAATTAAAGGCTCAAACTGAAGTACTTCAAATGCAGTACACCGGCTTAAAAAATCAATTGGCTCAAGCAGTGATGCCAGCTTTAAGCGGTGTTATTAGTCATTTTATGAATGGCACCACAAAAGGTGGAGCATTTACCGGAGTTATTCAGACATTAGGCTCGGTTGCCAAGGGCGTGGCAGTCGTTATTGTTGGGCTTGGAGCTGGATTACAAAATCTTGTGCGATTAATGTCTGGTGTTATGAGTAACCTAAGGACTATTGGAAGTACTGCCGTAAACTTTGTAAATGCGGATGGGATCTTGGCTAAAGGTAAGGCTCTGGCTGGTGGCGTTAAGGCAATCTGGACTGAAACCAAAGATACTGTGGTTGATATTGCTGGTACCACCAAAGCCGCAATTAATTCAGCTTCTAATATCTTTAGTGGAACACCTTCTTTTGATCGTTTAACTCAGGCAAAGATTGACATACAGAATGCACAATTAGGTGCTAGAGGTGGCAGTAAAGGGGTTACTTCTGGTATCGGACAAAATAAGGCACTCAATCCTGATGGTGGTAAATCAGAGAAGGCAAAGCAGGGTAAGTCCGATGCTGTACGACAAGCAGAGCAGGCAGCTAAAGCACTTGCTGATATTCGGTATAAATATGCATCCGAAGAAAAGAAAGTGGCTCTAGATCTTCAAAAGGCGTTAGATGAGATTGAAAAATCCAAGATGACTGCAGATGAAAAAGCTGCTGCGAAAGTAAAAGCCGAAAAGGATGCATCCGACAAGATCATTGCTATTCGTTTAAAAGAGTTTGAGGAATACAAAAAAGCTCGTGAAGAACAGATCGACAATTATCAACAGCAAGCACAGCGCCTTTATGAAATTGAAGCGGCACGAATTCAGGCAGAGTTTGACGCCAAGAAAATTTCAAATGTCCGTAAAGTCCAGTTGGAAAAACAACTAGAAGATCAGTTACGCGAAATTAAGCGGCAAGGTCTTTTAGAGCGTTTGGCTTTGGAAAATGAGCAGACCAACATTACTGGCAAACAAGGTAATCAAAACCAAATCACTAATAATATTTCTGATTTAGAGACTGATCAGAAAGTTGCTGACACTAAGTCTATGGGCTTAATCAGTGATGCGGAAATGAAAGACTTTGAGGCTAAGTTCGGTGGGTTTACTTCTCGTCTTTCTAACCTTTGGGATCAGGGCATTCAGTCTCTTATGAATGGTACCCTCACTTGGAGTAACGCAACTAAAGCAGTTCTTGCTGATATGGGGGCATTTGCCTTGCAAACAGCTACTAAAGAGTTGCAAGACTGGTTAAAAATCCAAGCTATTAAATTGGCGCGTAAACTTGGCTTTGTTGGTGCTGAAACAGCAGCAGAAGCTTCTGGCCAAGCTGCTCAAACAGGGGCAACCATTGCAGGTGAAGCAACACGTACCAGCGTTACAGCAGCAGGTGGTCTAGCACGTTTAGGCTTAAAAGCAGCTGAAGCTATCAAAGGCATCATGATGTCTGCATGGGAAGCAATGGCCGGAGCTTTTAAAGCCATGGTTGCAATTCCGTATGTCGGTCCAATTTTAGCCGTTGGTGCTGGTGCGGCTGCTTTTGGTTTGGTTGCTGGTCTTGCGGGCAAGATTAAATCTGCTCGAGGCGGTTACGACATTCCATCCGGTGTGAATCCAGTTACCCAGCTTCATGAAGATGAAATGGTTCTACCTTCACAACACGCGAATACAATCCGTGAAATGGGTAAAGCCTTGCGTAATGGGGCAAGTTTTGGAGCAGCTGCTGCCGCTGAAGGTGGAGGTGCAGGAGCAACCATTAATATTAGTGCAATTGATGCCAAGAGTATTCAGCGTCTCTTGAAGAGCAATGGCCGTGCAGTTGCTAGTGGTTTGCAAAGTTATGCCCGTGGATTCGGTAAAAACGGTAAATAAGGAGGTGTAAGTGTCAAACGTATTATTTCCAGAATTACCCGGTCTTGAATGGGATACATCTATTACTCCCATGTTTAACACCAAAATCATGACCTCCATTAATGGCCGGGAGCTTCGAGCAAGCTTTCAGGCCTCACCTAAATATGAAATCTCGTTGTCTTACGCATTCTTGCGCGAAAATAAGGGGAGAAAGGAATTGCAGCAACTTCAAGGATTTTATTTAGAGCGCCGTGGGGC